AAGGGCTGGTTCGTAATTGAATCCCAGCTCGCTCATCATAAATGGCAAAAGACTACTATGTGTATTCTTTAATGATGCGGTGGACTGTATGATGTCAAGTTCAGCATCAAGCTTGTCGTATATAAAGGTTAGCCCCTTTAAAAATCTGACGAGGTCATTTAATGGTTCATATTCACCAGTTGCATCACCTACGCCATTTTCACTATTTGTCCAAGCTCTAGGCAACCAATTTACTACTTTTCTTAAAGTCTCTGTTTCTTGAACAATAATAATATCTCTTGTTCCGCAAAGTACCCAGTTTTCACCGTTAAAAATCCAAATAGAATAGTTTACTTCTCTATTCTCGGTAGCGATATTTGTATCTACATAGCTGTTTTTAAATGCAGCAAATGTGTCACCAAGCAAGAAGTCAGCTTCAAAAGGATTATCAGGTATTCCTGAAAAGCTTCGTACTAGTCTCCAATGTGTAGGGTCTGGATCATCTGGGTCTGTAGTAATGGATGACCATAAAAGAGAAACGCTATTAAAGCCGTATGACCATGCTTGAAGGTTTGCTTCATAGAAGGTACGACTTACTTCTCTTTCACCGTATTTGGAAACTCCATATACGCCAACGCTATACTTTGACATGTTTTATTAATTACATCCCTGCTAGTAAGAATGGGTTTAGCACCGAGGCAACGGCAGCTGTAGCAGCGCTAGCTGCAGTAGTAGCATTGCTGATGTTTGAGGTAATAGTATTATATTCGGTACTATTAACGTAAAGAACCGCGTAGGTACCAAATTTTGGTTTTCCAGTGTAATCAACATTGAACTGGACAACAGAACTAGTATTTTTTGTTTCAAAAAGGTTCTGGGTATTTCCAGTTCTAGCATTTATTCCTAGACCAACGCTTCCTACGTTAGGAATAATTGTGTCTCCAGTTTTTGAGACATAACTACTCGTTGAACCGGTACCATTAATAAGGCCTGCTTCAATATTCAGTAGGCGCTCTCCCAATGAACCCCAAGTAGTGGTCTGGCTAAAGGTTCCAGAATAACTGGATGTAAGAATGCTGTTACCAGTAGAGGCGGCACCTAAAGTGGTTTCAATTGCCCTTACTTCATCCTGAAGAACGTTTACGTGGTCAGCTAAGACCGTGTCCTGTACGTCAACTTTAGGTATAAGTTGTCGGACGGAAGAGGGGTATGTTGCTGTCATTTATTTCTCCTTTATAGGTTGATTCCGCCGCTTATGGTAGCGGTAAGGTTTGCTGCAAGTAAGTATGCAAGTTGATTTGGGCTTAGTACTATGGAACCTGCCCCGGCACCATTATCTAAATTGAGCTTATTGACAGTCACTGATGTAACACCAGGAATGTTTCCTATAGCTGTAATTACACTTGATAAAGATATAGTTCTTCCAAACTCGTTCTTGTCATAACAGAATAGCCCTGTTCCAGAAGAAAGCATGGCTTTATATACTTCTAGACGAATAGTGCTTCGTTTATATGCCGGCTCAATACTTACCGAAACATCCACGTATAGAGGTAAGTAAACTGGTGGCAAAACATTTAGTGTAGTTCCTACAGGAATTTTATCTGCCATGTATAGCTCTACCGCTGTTTTTAGTTTATACCATGATGCTGTTGGGATGCCAGATAAAATTCCAGGCGTTGCAGTTCCATCATCTTGACTTTGAATATAGAGATTTACAAGACTATAAACAGCAGCAGCAGCTTTTGCTCGACCAATAGACGGTACAAGAAGGGCTAGATATTCATAGTCATTTAAAGTTACGGCTCTGCGTCTAGATATAATTGCGGCCTTAATTTTCTTTCTTATCTGAGCTGTAGTATCTGCATCTGCCCCGCCAACCGCAGCCGCACTATTAGATACCGAGAAGAACGTAAGAGCTTCCGGATCTACATTTCCTGGGATAAAAGTTAATTCTGTAATGGCACCAGTTACAACGTTTCCGTATCGCCCAACGCTAGTTTTATAGGTAGCACTAATTAACTGTCCATTTGGCGGTATATAACCGTTTACCCCATCTCCAAATAGAACTGATAGGGTTCCATCATCATTCTGTTTTGTAGTAAAGACAAGGTCTTCTGGGCCGTATGCAATTAAGCTATCTACATATGTCCAAGCAGAAAAAGCTACGCCTTGCCCAACATAAACAATTAATGATGAATCAATAATTCCAGTATCTAAAATTACAATCTCTTGATCTGGAGATCCGTCGGATGTTCCAATATTGGCTGGAAGTGGTTTATGGTATGTAAAGTCAATAAAGTCTTCTTTGTCAGTATTGAC